TCAGTGGACGCAACCAAGCAAACGTCTGTTCGAACGCTCCAGCAGCAGTACGGCGACGGCTACCTGGCCCGACGTCCTGACGGCGTCAACACCCTGATGGAGACCTGGAACGTAACGACGGTCTATAGCGACATCGACGCTATGCAGGATCTAGAGCAGGAGATTATTGCTCTTGGTCCCAACAGCTTTGCTTGGACAGCACCGTACGAAACCGAAGAAAAGCGTTGGATTTTGGACCCCTACAGCTGGGAGTGGAACTTCAACGACAATCTGGCCCGTATCAACTTCACCCTTAAGAGGTTCTACCGCTAATGGCCTCCGACCGGACGTTTGCCGATAACGCCGACCTTCAGGGTTTAAGCGGAGACGCGATTGTCGATTTGTGGATCCTCGATCTCGGCCCATTGGATGATTCGCTTGACCCCGCGAACCGCTACATCCGTTTTTGTAACTGGGTCGTGGCAGATGGTCAGCCAGTGTTTTATGACGGGGAGGAGTACATCGCTATCCCATATCAGGCTGGCGGTTTCAACCTGAAGACCGAGGGCGTTCCACCGAGCCCTTCGATCACGCTTGGCAACATTGGCCTGGAGTGGACTGCACTGGTCAACGTCTGGAACGATTTGATCGGTGCAAAGCTCACGCGACGTCGCGTTTTGCGGCGTTATTTAGACGACGGTACAGCGCCTGACCCAAACGGTCACTGGCCCGATGAAGATTGGGTGATCCAGCAGAAGGAGGAAGAGAGCAAGCTGGCGGTCACTTTCAGGCTGAGCACTGCGTTCGACCTGGACGGGGTGACGCTGCCCAGGCGGAAAGCGTTGCGTTACACCTGCCCTTGGGTTTATCGCGGCGATGGCTGTGGTTACTCGGGGCCGCCTGTTGCTGACATCAATGACCAGCCGCTGGTAACGAGCACCTATCCGCTACTTCAGGCGTTGTTCGATGCACGGGCGAACATGGACGGGAAGCTGTCAGCGTTAAGGACTGCGGAGAGTAATTACAGCGCAGCAATCAACCTGACAAACCAGAGGGAGAACGAACTGACTGGCGCTCAGAACGCGAGGGATAACTACAACGGCGAAGACACGATGGTGGAGGAGCGTTATAGCTACCAGCGGGGTGTAATCAATTCGAACACCTACGCCTGGATCGACTACAGCACCTTTGGCGGCGGTCACCACGCTTACTGGGCAGGCATTGACAAAGGTGGCGGCTCTGAATGGCGCAAGGGCCCAGTTGTAGGGGTGGTGCGAGCACAACCTTACTATCGCTCTCAAGGCACAATCCCCTATGACCAAGCTGGCACCCACTACAAGATCCAGCGGTGGGAGAGGACCTACAACCGGACTGCTGAGTTGGATGCTGCTGTCGCAACTGCTCAGGCCAACTACAACACCGCCAAGGCGGCATCTGATGCGGCCTATGTGGACTATCAGACCGCAGAGACGAACTACAACAACGCAAAGACGGATTACGACAACGCTGTTGCTGCTTACCAAGCCGCACCTCTTCCGCCTGCTGATACCAACGACGTCTGCGGGAAGCGTTTAAGTAGTTGCCGTCTGAGGTACTACGACCCGGTGACGGAGACCTACGCCGACTTGCCCTATGGCGGTTTCCCTGGTCTGACCCTATGAACTGGCTCACGCCTGACCAGAAACGCGAAATACGCAAGATGGCGTCCGCGACTTCAGCGCAAGAAACCTGCGGTTTTGTTTTGCAGGATGGTCGGGTGGTCGAGGTGCAAAACAGAGCCGCCAATCCTGTGGAGGAGTTCGAGATCAGCCCGATGGCCTACGCCCACTGGGACGAGGCAGGGATCAAGGGTGTCTGGCATAGCCATTTAGAGCTAGAAGCTTTTAGCCCGCTGGATCAACAGGTGATGGCCCAGGACACGTTGCCTTGGGCGGTTTATTGCTTGCGGACGGACAGCTTTGTCCAGGCGGATCCTGATGGCATCGCGCCATTGGTTGGTCGTCCGTTCTGCTTTGGGATTTACGACTGCTACAGCCTGGTGAGCGACAAGCTGGCGGAGCTAGGCGTGCAGCTCCCCGCGTGGCCGCGTGGCCGCTGGGGCGAATGGAACACCCCAGAGTTTCGGCCATTCGATGAGCAGTGGAAACACGTCGGCAGACCTGTCGCCAATGGGCCGTACCAGGAGGGTGACATCTTGCTGATGAACCTCGGCGACCACGCTGGCCATACTGATCACGTCGGCGTCTTCGTTGATCACCAGCACTTCCTGCACCACCTGGCCGAAAAAAGAAGTCGGCTGGAGCGGTTTGGGGGCTGGTGGGAGAGGCGACTTAGACTCGTCCTACGGCCTCATGCGTTATGGAAGAGCTGAAAACGGTCAGACTTCTAGGCGCTGCGGGGCAAAAGTTTGGGCGAGTTTTCAAGATTGCAGCGTCTTCCCCAGCAGAGGCGCTAAGGGCGCTTGAAGCACTTCGTCCGGGCTTCTATGCCTGGGTCCTTGAACAGCACGAGCGGGGTGTTGCCTGGCGCGTAGTGACTGATCAGGCGGAAGGCCTGGACAAGGATGAACTGGAGCGTGGCACAAGTGCAAGGACGATTATTTTTGCTCCTGTTTTGCAGGGCGCTGGTGGTGTCGGAAAGATTTTGCTCGGGGTGGTGCTAATTGCGGTAGCGATTTTTGTTCCTGCTGCCACCTTCGGCTTGAGTTCAATGCTGGGCGTTGGCTTAATTGGTGGTGCGTTGGTGCTTGGCGGTATTGCGGACCTAGTGACGCCGACGCCGCAGCTAAGCGGCATCAATGCAAAGAACAGCGTCTCGGGTACGGAGGCCGCTAGATCGGCAGATCTTGAATCGAACCTGTTTAGCCGCAACCAAGGCACAGGCGGTCAAGGTGAGTGCGTTCCTGTCCTGTATGGCCAGCGAAGGGTCAGATCCCCGCGAATTATTAGCTTTGACCTGCGCAACTTGCCAGAAACGCGAAGTGTCACGACTTCAGGCACTAACGGCCTGCTGGGGTATGTAAACGGGGTGGTGTTGTCATGACCAAGAAGATCCACGGCGCAGGCGGCGGCGGTGGTGGTGGTGGTGGTGGCAACCAGACGGTCGTCGTCAATCAAAACGTCCCCGTCTATAACCCGACCTACACGAGTGACGACCCAGGGCTGCGCTCGACAAGTTTTGCGCAGCTGCAGTTCCTGATCTGCGAAGGCGACATCGAGGGCCCCGCTTACGGCAACAGCATCGAAGGGCTGGAGCGGTCGGTCTTCTTAGATGACACTCCGATCAGGATTGGGTCGCTGATAACGCCCCAGCCGAGTGACCTTGTATTGAGTTACGGCAGGCCGAACGGTCAGCAGACCGCAGTGCCTGGCTACAACCGCATTGGCTCCGTGACTGGAGTCGATACGGCGGTTTTGTATCAGCAGCCTGTCTCGCAGACGGTCACTGCATCCGATCCGAACGCAACGTATTACGCGCGGGTGCTGCTGACCTTTGCTGCGTTGCTTTATCAGACCAACAAGGGCGACATCCTTGGCACCAGAGTCGCACTACGGATCGAATACACCGACGCTCTGGACACGAACCGCGTCGCGTACAACAGCAGCATCAGCGGCAAGTTCAGCGGTCAGTTCCAGCGCGAGTTCGAGTTCCTGCTGCAAGGTCCTGGTCCGTGGCGGATCACGGTGCACCGCGACACGCAGGATGACGACCAGCGCAACGCCAACGGCAACACCTACCGCACAAACTTCAACTTCAGCACGGTCGTCGCTGTTATCGACCAGAAACTGAGCTACCCCTACAGCTCAGTGCTGAGTGTGGGCCTGCGAGCTGATCAGTACAGCAACCTGCCACAGGTCAGCATTGAGATGAAGGGCCTCAAGATCGAGGTCCCCTCTAACTATGACCCCGTCGCCAGAACGTACACAGGCGACTGGGACGGCACCTTCAAGCTGGCCTACAGCAACAACCCAGCGTGGGTGCTCCGTGACCTGATTGTCCAGGACAGGTACGGCCTTGGCTCCTATGTGTCCACGGCCCAGGTCGACAAGTGGACGCTCTATTCCATCGCCGTTTACTGTGATCAGGCCGTGCCTGCCGCTAATGGCGGCACTGAGCCGCGCTTTACCTGCAACTTGGTTTTGCAGACGGCAGAAGAAGCCTGGAACGTACTGCAGCAGTTGGGCAGCATTTTCCGTGGCTTGCTGTATTACGCAGGCGGTCGCATTGTTTCGATCCAGGACCGTCCGACCGACACCGTTTTCACATTTAACGAGTCGAACACGATCGAGGAGTTCAGCGAAGACGGCAAGGTTAGCCAGGGCAATTTCAGCTATTCAGGAGCAGCAAAGCGTGCCCGCCACACCGTTGCCCTTGCCAGCTGGGATGACCCGCTTGATAACTACCAGCCACGGGTGGAGTACATCGCGGACGAGGAGGGGATTGCCCGCTTCGGCTACAAGGCGATGGACCTGCGCCTGTTTGGCGTTACCAGCCGTGGCCAGGCGCTAAGGGCAGCGAACTGGGCGCTTCTAAGCGAGGCCGTGTTGGATGACACGGTGA